TAGGCGTCGATAGTGTGGGTCAACGCGGCAGTTATTGATGTTGCTGATCATTTCCTAGGCGTCGATAGTGTGGGTCAACACATTGTTAAAGCATTAGGCAAGACGGCTACAGTTGTCTGCGGATCTACTTTTCCTATTAATATTTCTTATCCTAACGATAAAGATTTTGACATTATAGATCTAGGCGAAAAAACTCGTGTATACGATCCTATCCGTTTAACAATGGAAGAAGAAATTGCTCGAGCCAATGACGAAGTAATGGAAATGGATAAATTTCAAATACAACAAGTACTACAACTGGTCAGAAAACGTCTTGGTAAATCAGTAAGATTCAAAGGAAAATTTGTTCCTCCACAAGATACTGGTGTATGCTGTACACCAGAACAATCAACAGAACCTCCAGCGGAAGCTACTAAGCCTACGTTTTCTACAACAGGCGGTTCACTTAAATTACAAGGAAAATAAACAATGAGTTTATGGATTGCCGCAATTACTCGAGGACATAACGGTGGCGTTTGTCTATTAAAAGATGGCGAAATTGTATTTGCTATTGAAGAAGAACGTCTAAGCCGTAAAAAATATGATGGCGGCCCATTTGCGTCTATGGTTAAGATCTTAGATTATACAGATCGTTTAGACTATCTTGTTATAGCGCACACACAACCATTGCAGGAAACTGCTGGTAAGGTAGATTTTACAGGCGACGATGTTTATACAGGACTTGCACGTAAGCTAGGTCTCATTGAACGCAATGTTGACACTCGTGAACATCCACAAGTTATTGATCTAAGCAGTATGCATCATAAATTACATGCGGCTTGTGCATTTTATCGCTCAGGTTTTGACAATGCAGTTAGTGTAGTTATCGACGGCGCCGGCACTTTTATTCCTATGAATTTTGACGGCAACATGGAAATGACTTGGGAATTAGAAAGTATTTTCACTTGCCGTTACCCTGTAAATTTTAAAACTATCTACAAACATCAAGGCGGTCGCGGTCCTTGGAGTGGTGCATTGATCCCCAACATGGATTCTTCACAATTTGGCGAAGAAGGTACACATGAACTAGCCATTGATGATACGGCGGGCATTACTAAAGCATATGAAGCAGTAACACAATACTGCGGCTGGAGTCCTATCGAAGCAGGTAAGACTATGGGATTATTTCCATACGGAGAACCTAATAGTAAAATTCCTCCAATCTATAGCGATGGTAATGGCGGCAAGTGGCGCACAACTGATCGTAATTTAATTATTCCTACATATCCAAACGGCGCACAAGTAAACGCTGGTAGATATGCTGAGTTAGATACTGATTATGATGTACTAGTAGCTACAGAAGATATTACTACCTTACAAAATCGTAGAGATATGGCCTATGCTATTCAAACTCAAAGTCAAGAAGAAGCATTACAAGTAATTTTAAAAGCAGTCGATGATACTGGAATTAAAAATGTTGTATTTTCAGGTGGCTACGGATTAAATTGTGTCGCTAATTATTTTTATCTAACTAAATTAAACGAACTAGGTATTAATTTTTATGTAGAACCTATTAGTAACGATGCAGGCACTTGTATTGGCGCGGCTTTGTTGGTACATCATAAAATTACAGAAGATGATACAGTTCGTCCTTATGCAGATAGTTTATATTTAGGTCCAGCATACTGTTATAGTGACGAAGAAATTAACAAAACAGTAGAAAAATATAACGCTACAATTACAAAAGCTAGTCATACAGATGTAGTTAAGTTGTTACGTGAAAAGAACATTGTAACTATGTTCCAAGGTCGTAGCGAAAGCGGACCACGTGCTTTAGGAAATCGTAGTATTTTATTTGATCCAACATTTGAAGATGGTAAAGATTTTGTTAACATGGTTAAACGTCGTGAGTATTTCCGTCCATTTGCTGGTAGTATTCTAGCAGAACATGCGGCTGAATGGTTCGACATGCGTGGAAAAACAGAAACTCCACACATGATGTATGCTATGAATTGCCAACCAGGTGTTGCAGAAAAGATTCCAAGTATTATTCACGTAGATGGCACATGCCGTATACAAACTGTTACACGTGAACAAAATCAGCATTATTATGATTTAATTAATGAATTCTATAAAGTATCTGGAATGCCTATTTTATTCAACACAAGTTTTAATCTTGGCGGAGAACCGCTAGTTGAAACACTAGATGATGCAGTACGTACACTTGCTAACAGTTTGATGGAATATTTGTATTTGCCAGAATACGGATATTTGATAGAGGTTAAAAATGGTAATGCTTAAAAAATTCATAAACGAAGCAGAGGTATTTGCAGTCAATGAAAATTTAGAATTAGAAGTACGAGTAATAGGCCCTGGAAAATCTAAAGTTGTTGTAATTGACAATTTTTATAAGAATCCTATGATGGTTAGAGATTTAGCCATCTCTATTCCGCCCAGTGTAAACGAGCGCATTGCCAGCAATTTGCCAGTAGGTCCAGATAGCGGCCGTATCAATGCATTTTATTTGTTTGATCACTTTGGAGATGTATTCGAAGATGTATTTCGTCGAGCATTGCCTGAGGTATACAAAAAAATGCCACCCGCTTACTTTCAAAAGTCATTTTTAAACGCAACATTTTTATGTAATGTGATGACTTCTGATAATTTACCTCCGCGAGTTCCACACTGTGATAATCCTTATCCTGATTTTTATGCTGGTTTAATATATCTTAATACAGATGATGAGTGTGCTGGCGGTACAAGTTTTTATACATTTGGCGGCAAGCATTATGGCAATGTAGATACTATGGACGTTGAAGGTAAAATTCTAATGGATCATTATGTCACAGACAGCGAAGCCGACTGGGAAATGTTAGATCTTGTAGAAATGAAATTTAATAGATTTGTTTTATATCCGCAATTACAATATCATACCGCATATATTAAACCTGGTATGTTTGTCAACGGCAATTACAGAATTAATCAGGTGTTTTTTATATGAAAATTATTATAGTTGGAGGTGGAAGTTCAGGTTGGCTAACTGCCGCATACATGTCTAACAACATACCCAATGCTGATATTACAGTTATAGATAAAGAAGTAGGCAATCCAGTAGGAGTAGGTGAAGCTACTATTCTTAACTTTGATGGATTTATGTTAGAGTGTGGTTTTCCTACCGCAGAATGGTTTTACGAACTAGATGCTACAATTAAAACAGGTATCATGTTCCCAGGTTGGGTTACTCCTGAGCACGAAATATGGCATCCTTTTTATACCAATGTGGAATATCCAGACTGCTGTAGTTGGGATGTCTGGGCACAAACACAACATTTATCTTTTAAAGAATACGGAACTACTGGATATAAATCATCTATACTCAATAAAGTAGACATGCAAGCGCATGATAAACGTTTTGGTTATCATGTAGATTGTTCAAAGATGGTAAATTTTATTCAACGTAAATTAGATGGTAGAATTAACTGGATTAAATCAGCAGTAGTTGATATCAAAAGAGATGGAAACCTCATTACTAATCTAGTATTAAACAATGGCGAAGAACATTCGGCTGATTTGTACGTAGACTGCACAGGATTTGCAAGTATATTAAAAACTCCTAAGAAAGTTGACATTACCGGAAGACTATTTTGTAATACGGCTATAGCAGGTCATGTTCAATACATAGATAAAGACAAAGAAATGCGTCCCTATGTTATTAGCGAAGCAGTTGATCACGGTTGGATATGGCAAATTCCTACTAGAACTAGATTTGGTACTGGTTTAGTTTTTAACAAAGACATTACAGACATAGAAACAGCTAAAGATTTTTTAGTTAATTACTGGCAAGGGCGAATTGACAAAGATAAACTTAGAGTAATTGACTGGACTCCTAACTATACCAGCAACATGTGGCAAGCTAACGTAGTAAGTATTGGGTTGAGTGCCGGTTTTATAGAACCTTTAGAAAGCACAGGTTTATTTTTAATACAAGTGGCTATTAAGCGATTAACAGAAAAGATTAAATTTGGCTACTATGACGATGTAGCTATTGATTTTTTCAACGCCCAGATGACCAAATATTTTGAAGACGGCATTGATTTTGTCAACATGCACTATAGTAAAACACAACGTACGGAACCATTTTGGCAATACGTAAAAGAAACACAGAAAGAATCCGGCATGCAACAACATTACATGTCATTAATGGTAGATCCGGAATTATCTTTTAAAAGATTAACTCCTCCAGGATTAACAGATCATACTATTTTTAGCCCAGTTAACTGGTTCCTATGGCTAGTACAGTTAGGTTACCCAGTGTTTAAATCTATGACACATGTTCATCCTGCAAGAGTAGAGTTTTTAACTAGATTATTTGAACGTAATGAACATGTGAGGGTACTGCGTAGTTTACCTCATCAATCGGCCATTGATATTATTTTGTTAGAAGGTATGAATAACGGCTATGTCCCAATTCCAGATAACAATCGGCCTTGATCGTAATGGTACAATAAACGAAGATAACGGAGATATTGCTCATCCCAATGCTTTTGTACCTATACCTAAGAGTTTGGAAGCAGTAGCACAAATTCGAGCCAAAGGGTATAATATTGTTATCCTTACTAATCAACCAGGTATTAGTAAAGGAATTATGACTCCAGACGATGTAGATGCTGTCAACAATCATATGCTTCAGTTACTAGGGGAAGCAGGATGCCCTAGCATCGATGCTATTTACTACAGCACAACTAATATGAAGTCTGATATATTTGCTAAACCCAATGTTGGCATGTTCAAACGTGCTGAAAAAGAACAGGGTGTTAAATTTAAAGGTGGTGCCTACGTTGGTGATAAAATGAGTGACCTAAAAGCCGCTATGAAAATAGGCGCACAACCTGTATTAGTACGCACTGGCCACGGATTAACCACCGAGCAAGACCTAAACAAGTATGCCTACAGAGATATCAAGGCAAAAGTAGCTGTATTTGATACGCTTTGGGATTTTGCTCAAGCGTTACCTTGGAACGAATAATGGGTAAGACCTTATTTTTAGGCGATAGTCATAGTCAAGGCTACTGGACTGAAACAGTCATGTATCTTTCTTTCCCTCATGTATGGGAACGTAATAACTATGCAGAAATTTATGCTAATTTAAACAATAAACCAAGTATAATATATGCTATGTCGGGTGCTACAATACAACGTTATCCTGACTGGCTTAAAATCTGTTTAGATGAACACCTAGATATCGATGAAGTGTTTGTACAGTCCTTACATTGGAATAGATTTATGCTAAGTGGATCTGCCATTAGAGATTTTACAGAAGATGTTCCTTTAGATTACTTTACACAAGTACATAGTAAAGATGAATTAATAACAAGAATGTCGGACATACCAGAAGATATGGCAGATAAAGAAGGCATTATTCGCGATCACGAATTTTATCCGCAAAAAGTATCCGGTTCAGATTACGAAACACTAAAACATGTGCCTAAAAAATGGCGTCCTAATTTGCAAAAAGATCCTTATATGGCTGTAAAACTATGGAGTGAGTTAATGACACACTTGCAACATAGAGAATACTGCCGTACATTATTCTTGATGGATCGGTTATGTCAAGAGCGCGGCATTAAAATGTACCTATGGCGTGTTAATGATCGTGTGTATATCCCTGAGAATATTAATGTCTACGGTGAATTAACGTCTACTGTTAAGGTAGAAAAATCAGCAGAAACTTATTTGAAAGAAATCGGATTTGATATTTCACAAATGCTAATGCCCGACAACGAACATTATACGTTAGACGGGCATTTGGAAATAGCTCACAAGTTTTTACCTTGGTGCAAAGGTGTTAAAATCCTCGATAACGATTAGTCATCCACCATTTAGTTTGATGTGCTCTAGCTTCAAATTCTTTGTAATAACTAGTTTCAGTCTTTATTAAATTAAATTGATCGACAATATCCTGCTGTGCTGATGTAAGTTCAACAGGTTGTCCTATAAATTTCTTAAAAGCCAGCACCCACAAAGCATGTTGATTAACACTAGGATGCGGTTCCATCCATCTGCCTTCATAAACATTGTAACCTTTTTCACTTCCATCGTTATTATAATCAAACCAGTAGTGTTCTTCGAGTGTATCATTGCAGATATGCATTAAAGGCACGATCCATTTGTCCGGTCTTTCGTCCCATATTTTAGTTTTATACGGCAATAAATCTGGACTTATCATCCATACATCCTGAAGGTCGCAATCTGGCGAAGGTAATTCTCCATCTACAGTTCTAGCACTTACTTCCATGCTGAGTTTTGTCATATCACTCATGCTGGTCATAAACCAATTACAACCAATGCTATCTAATAGACCTTGTGTGAGTAATATATGATTTAGTGTGTTAATATAGTAGGCTTTTTCATCCCAAAATATATCCATCCATTTTCTACCAAATAATTCCTGATTATTCTTTTGATAGATACTACCCTTAGTATGCCAGTTACTACAATCGGGATTGGGACGACGAGTATTCATCCAGTCATGTCTTAGATGGCTTGTCCACTGTACTATAACTATGTCGTCTTTGGTAAAATTAAATTTAGCATGAGCTTCTGCTACACGTTCTGCTATAGCACGATTTCCAAGACCTGCATGACCCCAATTGTTAGAAGAATTACATTCTTCTCCTAGTAAATCAGCCCAGGTAGGCCATGTGTATCTGGTAAAGCTACAACCAAAAGCGAAAAATCTTTGCATATTAATTTTGATTTTGAATATTTCGGATAACGTCTAGCATTGTTCTATGCGGAATTACCTGGCAGGGCAAAGTGTTTCCTTGATTAATTACAAATGCCGCTTCCTTACGCTTATCTTCTGATATTGTAGCTATATATTCGTTTCTAATAGCATTTACATCAAACAATCCAAGACCATGCATTACTAACAAGTGATGCACAGCATTGAACAGCAAGTATTGTGTACCATAAAAATCATCTGGTGTTGGCAATTTAGTGCGGAATCGATCCAACTGCTCTGCTAGACTATCTGGTATTTCTCCTTCAGATAGTGCTTGCCAAAATGGAGTATCTCTTCTATCTGTAATATAATGTAGTACAATAAAATCTCTTATGTTATCTATGATAGTTGTCATAGTTTCGTTGTATTTCTTAATACTACTAGGTGAATAATTTATTAGTTTTTCACACAATAAAAATGCTTGATTGATACTGGTTCCGATACTACTTGCCTCTAATGGCTCGATGAAACTTGCACTGAGACCAATAGCACAACAATTGCCAATCCACGGACGATCTAAAGCGCCGGGATCAAAATCTATTTGTTTACCTATAGTAATTTCATGCCCTAGTAATGCTTCTACTTCTGCTTTTGCTTCTTCCGCAGTTATAAAATCGCTATCAAAGATATAACCATTACCTGTACGACTATAAACTGGAATAGTAAACATCCAACCAGCGTTCATAGCATGTGCCTTAGTCCACATAGGAATAAAATCATCTTTATATTCTAAAGGAAATGTTATAGCAGATTTCATTTTTAAATATTTGCTATGACTACGCCAGGTTGCTCCTAATTTACCTATTAGAAGTTTTTTAAATCCTGTTGAATCTATATAAAAATCGTAATCGTAAGTTTGTTTTTCGCCGGTCAATCCGGTAATTTGTTCAAATCCGTCAGTTCGTACATCGACAATTTCATCGTCATAGATACTTACACCTCTTTCAATGGACAATTTTGTTAGATAATTATTAAGTTTGTGAGTATCGAAGTGATATTGTGAAGACGGACTTTTTTCTTCTTGCCCTATAAACCATATATTAACTAGGCTATCCCAGCAATGTGAAAATACTAGTTCTTTAGGACTTGCTCCAGTGGCTATCATGTGAGCATACAAATACAAATAATTCTGATGTAGTTGATTATATCCTGCTCCTACACTTTGCAAATAATCGCCATTGCTCGACCAATTGGTAAACATAATGCCTGATTTAAAAGTAGCGTCACATTCGCGTACAAAATCTTCAGGTTTAACACCTATAAAATTGGCAAAACTGCTCCAATGCTCAGTACTACCTTCTCCAACGCCAATAATTCCAATTTTTTCAGATCTAATTACGTCAAGTTGAAGATGCGGGAACTTTGTTTTTAGCATTAATGCCGCTACAAGCCCTGCTGTACCGCCACCCACGACAGCTATTTTTTGCATATTTCTCATAAAATCCCTCGCTATACACTAATTAGCAGTTTTATCCAGAGCTAACAATACTTTTGGAATAAATACATAGTTAAAAGTTATCCTTAAGGAGATTACTATGCCAGATTTATGGTTCGATGATACTAATACAGACAAACACGAGCATTATCCAAGAATGCGTACTACAGTTGACGATTGGAACAATGATAGCCACGTGTGTGCTATTTGTCACAAGCACGTCGATGAAATCGCAGGAGATTTGGAAGGCCATGCACCCGATTGCAGTTGGGCACTAACTCACTTAGCAAGACAAGCCGCTGGACACAATATTCGCTCAGTTCCACTTTCACATAACAAGTATGTTGAAGTTATTGCAGGTCGTGTTGCTGATGGTTCAGTTACTACAGCTCAAAATCCAAACGGTCAATAATTAAATAAAATCCACTACATCAAAGACAGTTTGAAGTTTAGTACGCACAGCTCGATTACTAAGACTGTTTCTTAAACCTTGATGTAGTGGTTTTGGTACTTGGTCCATAATTGCCCAAGCCCATCCACAATGTTCATTACTTAACGTAGGAACAAATTCAGTTTCAACTACGCATAGGTAAGTGTGGAAATTAAAAATGCTGTCGTTACTAACAAACGTTTCTAAAGGTATTGTTTTTTTGATATCAGGCATATGGCCTATTTCCTCTACGATTTCTCGTTGAAGACCTTGCCAAGGATTTTCGCCTTCTATAGTAGTGCCGCCTACTAAGCCCCACGTCCCTTCGTGTTTGCCTCTGGACTTTTGTAAAAGTAAAAATCTGTGAGTATTTTTAGCGTAAATTAATGCGCCACTACAGATGATTTTTTCTTTTATAACGCTATTCTCCATAATCCTGCTCTATATTCACCTTCAAACGATTTGACCCAGCTTACGCCGTTCCATTTATATTGTACTCCACTATATATATTCGTTTGATAGAGCAAGGTGTCGGAACCCTGAGTAGCATCAAAGACAATAGTCCATGATGTACCGTTCCATTCTATTATGTCATTGGCTTTAGCTATGAAACTGCCCCATGCTAGGGTAGTTTCTCCTACTGCGCCAATATCTTCTATAATTAAAAAGCGGTCGCCAGCAACTAAATTAGTCATTCCGTTACCAGGGTAAACAGTCATAGGATCGATAATGGCATCAAATGTGCCAGCACTAGATCCGCTTGCTCTGTTATTTCCTGAACTTGGTGACAAAATAGTATTACTTGGATAAGTTGAAGTATCTAAACTTATACTGATTGAGGTATTGTCTAATGGATTTATTGTAAATGTTCCACTAACTTCAGCGCCAGACGGTTGTGTAAAATAAATTTTACTTGAACCTGCAACATAAGTTCCATTACAGCTGGCTAAGAAATCTGACCAATTAACAGGTACACTATAATTTACAGGTATGTCAGTACTGGTATTAGGAGCACTGACATTACTGCCAGGATTTAGAATGTTAGCCTGACTGTTTAGTAATAAAATACCAAAATTTCCACTATTAGTTGTATACTGTGTGCTTAACAAATCGCTAAAGTTTGGTCCATTAACAGTTCCGTCGGTGCTTGGTAAACCTTCGGTGCCCAGACCTTGAATATAATTGCCGGTAGGATCTCCAATACTGCCATATATGCTGGTAATAATATTGGTAATGACGCCAAGATTTTTAACTTTAGTTGGCGGACTAATCCATATAGGAGCTTCTAATGTTAGTGTAGCAAGATCAATTGGATCTTGTGTCCCTACTGGAACACTTCTACTACTCCATTGAACTTGTTGCAGATCTAAAACGCTTAAACTTGTCCAGTCAATGTAGTTGTCAGTAGTTTGTAATTCTAAACTAGGATTAAAAAATACTAAAAGTTGTTCAAGTATTTGTAATTTTTGTTCAGTACTGCTAGACCATATGTCTACTTTTACAGTCAGTTTAAAAGGTGTAGGCATTATACGTTCAACTGTATAATTTTTACCCTGTGCATGACCGTAGGTTAAATTTCCAGTCGTTGGATCGGTATAAGTACTACGCTCTCTTATA